AATCAAATCGACCAGTTTCAGGATTAAAACTTAACCCAGACTCTCCTGGATATTGAGCATTCTTGTCGTAGACAACTCTATTACCCATGCCAACAGTTCCCATAGGTGTGTATGTAACCCCATCAAAAAGAGATTTTTCTATCTTTGGATCTAATGTGCCTTCATCAAAAGCCTGTTGATTAACACCATACTTGGAATCTCTGGAACCCGTTCTGGCTATTTGACTTAATCTACTTGGACTTGGTAAGTTACCAAGGTCTGGCCCGAAGAAGTTTCCTCTTGCATTTATGCCGCCAGCGGTGGATCTTCTGCCCTCATCATCGTACTTAATAAAACTTTGGCCTTCTAGGTTTAATCCTTTTTCTCTTAACTGACTTTTTAAAACATCTCCGTAAGTTACATCACCACCACCATCTTCAGGAGCTACCGAATTAATCTTTCCTGATCCTACCTCTGTAGCTAAATAAGCATCAGCTACAAACTTTCCTGCATCTCTGTCTCTAAAATAAGCTCTAGCTTCTGCGGCTGTCTTACCTTCTTTCCTAAACTGCTTTCTTGTTTCCCCATCTTCGGCAGTAGCGTTTCCACCTTGATGTCCACCAGTACCTTTACCACCAAAACACATAAAACTATCCTCTTCTTACTTGCGGTTGAGCCATAGATGCCATAACGCCTCCTAATGCGCCCTGACCCCTGTCGCCTCTAATCTCAGCGACTTTATTCATTAAATATTGCGTCATTACATCTCCACCTTGCTGTGGCATTCCACCTTGAGGCATTTGACCTTGTGGCATAGGAGGCTGACCTTGCTGTACAACTGGGCCAAATGCCTGTGGATTAATCGGTGCTATAGAGGCTAACATATCATATGCCATCGTTCTTCATGGCCTCCATCTGTAGCTCTGCCGCATTCTTCTCTCGCTCTAACTGAATATCAGCCGCGTTCTTCTCACGTTCTAACTGTAATTCAGCCTCTAGCTTCGCTACCTTAGCCTGTAGGTCAGCCTGAGCCTTCATCTGCTCGATTTGCATGTCTTGCTGTGCTTCTGCCTGTTTAATCTGGATATTTGATTGCGCTTTAGCCTGATCCGCTTGTATCTGCGATTGAGTTCTAGCTTTTAATGCCTCAGTCTCTAATTGTGCAAGCTGTTGCGCGTATTGTAGTGGATTACCCTGTTGCTGACCTTGTTGCATAGCCGCCTGTAAAGCAGGGATTGGTTGCATTTGAGGCGATGCCTGTACAACTTGAGCCGCCCTCTGGCTAATCAACCTGTCTAATTCAGGGTTTACATCCTCAAATGTAAAGTCTGGATCTTTAAAGTCAGGCATTGGTGGCATTTCCATGCCAATACCAGCCTCCATTCGAACTCTGTAAAGTAACGCAATATGCTCTGCAATGTGAGCAACTAACACAGGTTGCATCGGAGCCGCACCTGGATTACCGCCCAGAGATGGATCTTGCATAAACTGTAAGTGAACAGCAATGTGAGAATCGTGATCTTGCTCAGGAAACGCACGAATTGGCTTGCCGTACATCACCGACATGTTCTCATCAATTGGATCCATCTGGACAGCCTCTTCAGGTTTCTTCAGGATCTCGTCAATGTTGGGAACTCGTATCGCCTCATACATCCGCTTATATGCAGTGTATAAATCATGGAACTGAGGTGCTGACTGAGCCATCTGCAAGATAGCCTGAGCCTGAGCAATCCTCTGTGCCGTTGAAAATATGTTGGGGTCACTGACAGGGAGGATGTCAATGCGATCGTTGAAGTCTGCCGCGAAAATCTGTTCGCTTCTGCCTGACAACGAAAATGTAAACGACTCAGGCAAGTTTTCTGCATTCAGTTCAGCCAGTAGCTTGAACTCTTGACCTTGAGCGTAATGCAACCTCTTGTGAATGGCCGAGAACGCTTTACTGCCCTGTTCTATCAAAGCCACAGTGGAACCAACAGGCGCATTCGGGTTTACATCCCCAACATTTAAATCAGCCGTACTCGCAAATCTCTGACCTGCCTGAACAATAAATCCAAGCAAATTAAAGAGCGACTGACTTGGCTCCTTAAATGGCAATGGCATTATCGCCTTGTTAACATCGTCAACCGTTGCGTCTAAATCTACGAACTCACCAGGATTAACCTGAACTTCGCCACCTGAAACTCGACCCCTTAACTTAAATCCACCTTGCATATTCGCAAATGCCGCTGAATCTAGTAACGCCCTCAGTGAGCCAGTAGCCGCTCTTCCTAATCCACCGATCAAGTGATACAGGCCAAAACCATAAAAGCCTAAACCTGGCAAGAACTTGTAAGACACAAACCAATCTCTCCTGATCTTGCGCTCGTCATCCTCTCGCCAGTTTCTCCTGACACTGACTACTTGATCTGTATCGTAATCAATCGTGACGACATATGGGAAGTGAACTGAATTATCGTCATCCTCATCCTCATCGTCATAATCAGAAACACCGTCGAACTTCTCGTACACATGCATTTCCAACAATGTAACAACGTGATCTTGAGACCCATCGCCATACTGATCAACACCCTCAATCTCGCCAATGACATCTCCAGATGGATCTAACTCTCCACCCTGATCATCAGTAGGAAGATAATAGCCAGACTGGACATATCGATTGTAATCGTTTTTCGGTATTCTAATAACCTGAGTATATCTTGGTGACGTATATAAATCTCTGCTCTCTGGAGCCACAACAAAATCTTCTGCCTTTACAAACTGGGCGCACTGCCTACCCATGTTCGCATCCCACCAAACCTTTTTAAAAGTCTGACCGACCAAAGGCAGGTGGAATAGCATTTGATCTAAGTCTGGGAAATACTCAGGCATCTCCTGAGTAATCTGGTAATTCATAAATTCTCTGACGCGCCTTGACTGCTCCTCTAGCTCCTCATTCGGATCGCCAACAATAACAGTTTTCACTGGGCCTCCAGATGGGTACAGCTCTGCAATCGCTCTGGCGTTAAACTGTGTTGCCGCCTCAGCTATCATCGGGTGTACTACTGTGGATAATCCACGTGCGGCTCTCTCATCTTCTGATTCGTTAACTCCACCATCAGGATCTACTGTCTTCAATCCTTCCTTGTATCGCTCTTCCCACTCAGATCGAGATTCTCTGTCAGATTCATAATACGAAATAAGTGTCTGACCTTTTCGAGCCAGTTCACGATCATCAATAAGTTCTGCTAAGTTCGAATCGAAGTCATTGGGAGAGTCTTCTATGCCAACGTCTAAGTCAGGATCTCCAACTAAAACTTCGTCTTCTGATATCTCTTCAACCTGAAGGTCGTCCGATGGTGCGCCTTCTGCGAAGGGTGCTAATTCTTTAGTGAGTGAAATTGGTGACCTAGCCATACAGAGTCATCCTCCTTGTTTCAACAAATTCATCTTCTTCGTAATCATCAGTGTGGCCGACAAACCAACCTTTTCGCAATCTTAGCCATGCTTGCGTACATGTGTCAACTATGTCGTCATTATCTCCAGCAGGAAATGCTGAACATATGTCAATTAAATCTTTAGCCCACTTCTTATCAAAAGGATAGTAGATTCTTCCATCTTCTAACAATGCGGAACTTGCGTGCGCTCTGGCTTGCTTATCACGGTCAGGCAAATATTCCAATACAGGTATTCCTGCCATGCGTAAATCTTGCAATAGAGATTGACCCGATGCCTTCTTTTCGATCAACACTGCGTCAGGCTCCCACTCGTAATATGAATCTTGGGCAATGCGTCTTAGGTCAGGATAGCTGACCCTATCGTACCACATATCAAGAACCATGATGTTCATCATGCCATCTTTCCTGAACACGCCCCAAGTTGTTCGAGCCGAGTAGTCTGCGGATTCTTTTGTGCTGAATGCAGTATCGTAACTCTGAATGACATACTCAATGTTCGATGGTAGGTCTTGGCTCTCCCAAGGAACCCACCACTTGGCTTTTAAGATTCCACCGCCCTTCGGTGCAGGGCGTTGCTGTAGCTGACCTGCACTTGCGTAACTTCCAAGACTTCGCTCTAGGTTATCTAGGGTTTTAGTGTCGACTCTCTCTGGCCAAAGTAAATCACCCTCCTCAGTTCTGGGATCGGCAAAGCCTAGCGTTGATATCGTTGGCGTTGGGTGGCCTATCTCATATCGGGCAGGTAAACATAGGTGATCCCACTCGTGGCCAAGATCGTTGGCTAAGATGTGGCCTGTCAGGTCATTCTCATGAACTCTCTGCATAATAATAATAAATGCGCCAGTTCTGGGGTCGTTAAGTCTGGTTTGCATCGCCTGATCCCACCAGTCAAGCACACCTTGCCTTACCAGTGAGCTTTCGCTCTCCCTGACGTTATGTGGGTCATCAATGATTATTATATCGCCACCCTCACCAGTTAACGCCCCGTCAACCGATGTTGCAATCCTCGCGCCAGTCTTATTGTTCTCAAAGCGTTGCTTTTGGTTTTGGTCAGAGGTTAAATCAAATGCATCGCTAAAATGATCTTGATACCAGTTACTGTCGATCAACCTACGACACTTAACGCTATCCCTGACCGACAGAGAGCTTGCGTAAGAGGCGTAGAGGAACTTTTTGTCAGGTTGCTTAGTCCAAGTCCAAGCAGGCAGTGCCACGGCCACAGAAATAGATTTCATGTGTCTTGGGGGAACATTTATAATCAAGCGTCTGATATCGCCTTCCACAACAGCCTGTAGGTGATCAGATATCGCATCGATATGCCAGTTGTTTATGAAAGGTTGAGCAGGCTCAATAGACGGCCAACTAGCCTTCGTAAACTCCCTCAATGATCTTCGATACTTCTCCGCCCTCACTTGCTCCAGTGTCAGGTTGCTTAAATGCATTTTCAAGCTGTTCAAGTTGGTCATTTGGAATCCTAGTTAAATCTATGATATGTCTCTGCTCAACAGTTGACTGGACTTCCTGTTTGTCCACCCAACCTGCTCGGTTCTTCAGGTAGAAGATCATGGCAGTGTTATCTCCATCCACTGCCTTTGTGTACAATGCGTTGGTCACATTGGCAACGCCCTTGCCACGCCCCCTTTTTAGCGCATCGGAAAAATCTGGATATTCGTTCTGTTTATCAAACATAGTTGACTTATTAATTCCCAAGACTAGAGAGATCTGCTCGACTGTTAAACCTTGGGCTGAGAGGTTTTCCACCTTCTCACAGACTTCTGGAGTTATCTCAAATCTTGGTCTGCCTACTTTTCTTT